CATTTCCATATTAGTAGCTGTTTGCTTGTTTAGGCGAGTCTCAAGTTCTTGGACTTCCTCTGCAAGCTGGTCAACTAGATCAACTTTGGACTCTGGAACTTCGATATACGATTCAGTAAACAGGTCTTTCAACTTGCTCATAAATCCTTCTGAAATTTCATTCCGAATACCAGACTCAATTGCGAGACGGTTTTCTTCTACCCACTGTTCGACTACATAGTTAAGATACGAATCAATCTTATCTACCAATTCACCTTTAGCTTCTACAATAGCTTCTGAAGTTTCTTCGGCATATTGCTCTTCTAGGCTTTCGATTCTATTGCTAAATGCTTCTTCCAATTCTTGAACTTTTGTTTCAACCCGAAGGTTCAACGCAGCTTCAAAAATAGTGCCAGCCTTATCTTTAAAATCTTCTGATAGTGACTCATCGCTTGAAATCAGTGCCTCGAGATCAGCTTCGGTAGTATCTTCTACCATCACTTCTTCCTCGTCACTTACTTCAATTTCTTCGCCCATCATGCTTGAATAAGCCGCCATCAACTTAACTTTGTTAAGTTCTGACATTTTTTGGCTCATTGCGTTGATCATACCCGCTTTAGTTTTCGGGGGTGATGCTTTTTTTACATTGCTAGTATCACCAGCGGCTTTTGCTGGATCAGCGGGGCCTCCGGTACCAGCATCTTCAGATCCACCGGCTGGCAGCTCCATGCTGCTTTCCGATACATCCAATTCTTCGTTAGATTCCACAATTTCCTCATCATGGATTTCAACGTATTCTTGATCTTGATCAGTCATACTTGACTCCTTTTTTATTTCAATAACGAGAGGAAATTTTCAAACCCACGAACTTGCGCTTCCTGCAATGCTCTTGATGGTGCTTTTTTTATTTCAGTCTCTATTTTTTCAATGTCTTGAGCCTCGATAAGACCATTATTCCAAACCCACTCTACACCTTCCATAATTCCATTAACAAAAGCATTAGGTGCAGATGGATCTTGGACAATGTCGATGGTGCTAAGGACGGAATCGTCTTTAACTTCCATCACGCCGTTACGATTTTCCAGACTTCCCATACCACGAGTCGAAACACCTAGTTGAACACCACCATCTAGCAGACCTTTAACAATCTTACCCATAGGAGTATCTAATATAAGTGCTTTACCCATCACATTGTTTCCCTCAAAGTTGAGGTCCGTAATACGATGGGATACTTTATCCAAATTAATAGTCGGGCCTTCGGGGTGATTTAACTCACCAACAGCACGACCTTTGGAAACTTGTTCTGTAACATATTTACCTACAGCTTTTTCCATAATCGCTTTCGGATAATTTCTACCGTTACGATTTTTTTGGTCAGCTTGTGCAAATACACCTTCGATTTGATAAGACTTAGCTTCGCCTTTACCTTCAGTGACCAGTGATAAATCGTGGTCACAATATTCTGCGATTAGTTTCATGTCTTATCCTTTACCTTTAGAAAATTGTTTAATAAACTCTTTAGCCATTTTAATAGCATCTTTTTCAGAATCGTAATTGTCTAAATGTTCGCCATCGATAGTAACTTTAAATTGATCACCAGCTTTAGTGACAACAATTGTTTGATCTCCAACTTTGACTTTTTTTTCAGTCAACAACGATTCTTTTAGTTCATTAAAAGTTTTCATTTGTATTCTTTCATTCTGCTTCGGCAGTAGCAAACATATTACTGCCGATATTAATTCTTTGCATTTCTAATTCATCGCTAAGTTTACTACCTAATACATCTTGGAATAATGTCTCAGCAGAATTAAATTCATCGCTTGCAATTGCATCAATCATATCTTCTACAGGATTCGTAGGCTCATCGTCGTCCATCAAATCCTCGTCACTAATATCTTCCATCTCTATATCTTCTACATCAATATCGTCTACATCAATGTCAATATCATCTACATCAAAATCTAGTTCATCATCCATTTCAATTCTTCTCCTTGTTACACTGTTATTTATACAAAGTTATTTTTTGACTTTTTATATTGGTGAACCTTCATTATATGGTAATTTCTTGAAACCACCTGTGCCAGTTGAATTTGTTGAAAACCATATTACAACCATTGCTGGACCTCCGGGCATACCCGGTGCATCTATCGATATTTTGCTGCCTTGAGTTAAATAATAATTACTGGGCGCGCCACCGCCCACTCCAAATGCATTAAAACGACCGTCTGTGCCTGGATGGAACGGTGAGACACCTGTACCATGGACATAGTATTCTCTATGATCTGTTCCAGAAAATCCTCCATACACTCCACCACCGCCCATAGCAAAACGGTCTGTGTTTGTGCCCGCGGCACCTCTAGAATCTCTACCACTAGTCAGTGGATTTAGATTGTTGTTACTAAACTGTCCAGTTAGAAAAAATTTACTAAACCAATTTGCGGGATAATTCCGATCACTGGACTGTTTTCGGTAGTGTCTGTATTTAGAACTATTTTCAAACTGTACCGCGGGTGAGTTCGGTCCAATTAACCCGTAACTCAGCATTGGGATACCGCCGGCGGCGGCGTTAGAAGCCGCGTTTATTTGAGTGTTTGATGAAGGTGGAAAACCGTCAACAATATTTCCGTATTGAACACCCGCTGATTTGTTCCAAAAACCATTTGGATTATTATTTGAATATAATTGGTACCAATGAGGCGGAAATGGGTCTACAAATGGAGCATGGGTTCCATCATATACTACTCGTCGCCAAGCCTGACCGAAGGCAGTATACAATGGTAAAATGCTACTTCCACCACTATTATATCCACCAGCCGAATTATAGTTACGATTCTGATCAGTATACCACGTGAAGCTTTTGGTGCCGACTGAGTTAAATGTTGCGTCGGATGCACCACCACCAGCGCCGCCAAAATTGCCTTGGCTTCCATCGCCACCATTTGTACCGCCGTCACCTCCATTTGCTTGATTTACTCCTGTAGCGTCGAAGCCTCCAGCGCCGCCGCCACCGCCACCGAAACCTGCTGCCGTACTACTAAGAGCTTCTGTTTTACCTACTCCACCATCACCACCTATTCCAATAAATTGGTTGTTTGGTTGAACAGAAATAGTGCCGCCAGTGCCGCCCTGAGATATAAAAGTATTTCCATTATAATATGCTTTTCCGCCGGTACCACCGTTTACTCTAGCTATGATATTGTCTACATGATCGTCTCCAGTTACGCCAGAAGAAGTACTAATTATAATATCTCCACCATCACCGCCATCTAGATCGTTATAGTTATTGTGCCTTGAACCGCCACCATGACCTGGTGGACCAATTTCAATCTTATATTGTCTATTTTTATCAAAAGGCATGCCGTGAGTAACCATCAAACATGAGCCGCCTCCGCCTCCTGAGCCACCAAAGACCGGGCCCGTACTAGACTTACTCGAACACTGACTACCGCCACCGCCGGCACTCAACGCATAAAATCCCCATGTACTTCCATGATATGCATCCATATGAGTGCTCCAAGGAATTCCGCCTGTGCTGGCAACGTCTTTTCCAAAGTAATAAGTTTTTGTTGCACCACGAGATTCGCTGGTCAAGAATCTATTAGACGGATAACCGGTCATATAAATTGTTGCAGGTATTGCCGAGGGCAGGACTCCTGCTCCATAAAAATCAAACAGACTAATGGGAGTACCAGCGCTGCCGGTTGGTATTCTCATTGTTGACGCATTAGTTGGAACATATGTTCCAGCCGCCGATCCATTCCTATAATATTCGTGTAATCCGTGAGGAGAATTGCCACCAAATTCATTTATTATATGCTCTAATGATATAGTGCCACCGAAAGGTAAAACCATTATTTATTTTCCAATTTTTCAATACGTTCTTTTAATTCTTTTATTGATTCTATCAATAATGGTATAAGTTTTTCGTAGTATACTGCCTTATAACCATCTATTCTATCTATAACAATTTCTGGCATCACTGCCTCAACTTCCTGCGCGATAACACCAACATCTTTTAAATCTGTATTTTTACCTTCAGCTTTTTTGTTCCAGTTAAAAGTATATCCGCTCAATGAAGAAACTTTATCTAAAGAATTGTTTATTTTCTCTATATTTTCTTTCAATCTAGAATCTGACGAGTACGAAGCTGTTACATTTCCTGTAGC